CCAACTGTTTTTGATCCTAGTTCTGTAATTCCACCACCAATAGGATCAAATGCAAATAATCTTCTTGAATCTGCTTCTCCTGTATCTACTCTTGGATCATATAATGATTGTGGATCAATGGTTGATAAATCATTTACATCATATTGTGGTTGATCTGGATCAAAGCATTCGTTACATACTTTTAATCCATTCTTTTGTTTGTTTTGTACTTCGTATCGTAAATCTTTTAAAAGATATGTAAATCCACATCTATCACATATACCTAATGCTTTTTTACCTTGTGCGTACATTAGTATATTTTCCTAATAGTATAATTAAATGGATTAACAGAAGATTTAGTATAAGCATTCCCATCTGTGTCTATACCTTTTAAAAAAGTATTATTAATTTTAATAATTTTTTTTAATTGAATGGTAAAAGTATTAGACATATTTCCTTCCTTATCATATTCAACTACTATTATTTCATACTGTTCTTTAATAATTTTATAATAAAACTGTAATAATTTATCAAACATTTAATTATATGAATTAAAAGGAACAAATCTTACAGATGCTCTTTCTCTGTCTGCATCAGCAACTTCATTCCATAATTCATTATATCTTTGTTGAATCATTGGCACTTTAGCTAATGCTTCATTATTTTTACAAGCAATATTATAAGCAAGACCATATGTTAAACATGGTAAATATCTAGTAGGTATTGCTGCGGTATTACTTGCAAGTGTTCCTGTATCTTCTATTTTTTTAATATAGTAATAAACTAATGTATATGTAGCCTCACCATCAGGAGAAGACCATAATTTAATAGTTGAGTTTGCATGACCTTTATCTAAATAGAATAAACTAGGTTTGCTTTGTGAAAGCTTATTAGCAATATGTGAATACTCACTAACTGATATTCTTCGTAGCGTTTGATCTGATTGTTTTGTAGTATCTCCTGAATCTGTTCTAATAAAAGCTTCAATAACTTCTAATACATTACTAGATAAATCATAACTAGTAGTTCCTTGAGTTAAAGTTTGAGTTCCTGTTTCTACAGAAAAAAGATTAAGACCTTTATTTTGCCATTCAAGAAATAATAAATCTAAGCCTCGTCTAGCAGTTTTATAATCATAACCTGAGTTCATTTTTAAACCACATAGCTCGTATGCTTCTTCTAAAATATCAGATAAGTCTAGGTTAAATGCTGTTGTTCC